TGGTCTTCAGATCTTTGTCTTCCACAAACTTGTCAAGAACTTTCCCAGCTACACCCACGATTGATTCTACGATTCCAAACATTATTTAGGTTCTCCTTGTAATTCCATTACGTGTGGCCTGCTATCTATTTTAAAACCTCGTGTTGTAAACTCACCGTCTTCCTGACCTACTTCACCTGAAAATAAATATATCTTCAAATCTTTAAACGGAACACTCTCCGTAGCCACAAACTGTATCCAGTCTTCCACTGAGAAGATAGATACGTGTGCATTGGAGCCATCCTTTAAAGTTTTCAAGGCTGGAAAACAGGCAACGTTAAGGAACACCATCTTCTCTGCCTTGGAATATATCTCCCGGAGTATCCACCCCAGATCATCCTCGGCTATATGTTCCAGAACATCTGTGGAAATGACGGCATCAAACTTTTCTGTTGGTAGGGTTGAATACTTTTCATAGGCAGGGTCGTACAAAGTATACGAGTCCAGCCCCCAATATTCAGGAAGAGGTTTATCAATTTCCGTTGTTAAATTATGGAAGTCTTCCGTATACAATATCCCCTTTCCAGAGCCATAATCCAGCACAGTCCGACACTCATTCTTCTTCAGGTAAGTTCCTATAATATCCACAAATTTTAACAAGCTTCTGCCATTGAACACTCCATCTGAATGCTTGTGCATAACCTTGTATTCTTCTACCAAGGAAGTATATTTGGGAGAAGGAGTATTCCTCCCGAAGTGTTCTCCTGGGGAAATATCTTTACTTGTCATAGTAATCTTTAAATGCTGGTCTAACTTCCGCCTGCTCTTTTATTTTCCACAGATCTGCAACCATTGTGTCCTCCCCGTGAAATGAAAGAATGCCATCCAGAGTAGGATCTCCGAATACTTTCTCACAGTCTTGTGCCATAGCTAAAAGCTCACCTGTAGTCCAATACATATTCTCTTTAACATTAACTTGTATGTATTTAGGCTTGGGCGTTTCCCCTCCTTCGATATCTCCCACCGTCTCTGTCATCTCTTCCTTGGTTGGCTCCTCCCGGCAGCAGTCAAAACCGAATAGGTGTATGTCTCGGAAGCCCATTGTGTGTAGTATACCAATGGATCGCATAGCAGCGCATGTTCCCCCGGTAATTAATGTGGCTCCTTTCGGTATACCTAGTTCTTCATTTAAACGCACCTGTTGATTTTGAATGGCATGACCCTTCTCAGTTTCTTCCCGGAGGGAATCAGTGTAGGCGTGCCAACCCCAGAGGCGAGCACCGCCATCTATCAGGTGGTTTGTCACAGAGGGATCTGTCATTGAGGCAACAAAGAAATTTGTCTGGGGATCTATCGTTGCAAATAGATCCTTCCGAATAATATTGTGGGTACTCTTACCTGTTATAGGTCTTGGATCGAGAACAATACAGCCCCACGGCTTTATGTTATTCTTTAACAAATGTGGATAGGCATGTTTAACTGTTAATAGCTTTGCCGTGGGGTTCTTCTTTATAAAGCTTTTTAATTTCTTATAATCCAGATTAGGACCAGCCGATACCACAATACCCTTCTGTCTGTGGGATGGATGCTTTGTGATCCATTTCTTGGAATCAATTAGATTCAGATTAGCTTGAATATTACTCTTGATGTAGTCCTTGGAAACACAGTCTCTGGGGTGAACTATAATAGGAACACGCTTTAGTTCCTCAGGAAGTTCCTCCAGCTTGGCATCGTGAAGAAAGACTACCAGATGGGTATGACCTCCTCCTATCACCTTGTCCCCGGAAGGGAGAACATACTTTCTGGTGGTTGCTTGCTCATCGAAGTTTGTCCACCCGTCCTCCGTTGTTTCCTTTGAATCCACCTTCTTGGTGGGAACCTTATCAAATACTTTTTTAATTCCCTGGTATTCCTCCGGGGGGAGCTTCTCCTCGTCATCCTTTGTAAAGTAGTGATCTCCTATCACAACCGGAACATTCTTTAAGATACTATACTCGTGTTGAACCGTCTTCTCACTGTTGCCACTGCCTATCAAGGCAAGATCTATTTCATCAACATGTATTGTATCGAGTGTGTCTCTAACATTTCCCTTGTATAGTTCATAGGTGAACTGTTTGTTATTCTCTGTCTTCATATGTTCGGTAAATTCATCCAGACGTTTAATAACAGCTGCCTTGGTATTGTGTGTCTTGATATTAAATTCTTCCTTGTCTGTCCCGGTAGTAGCATCCTCAAACAAATCGTAACCTATGTAGTGAACCTTATCACTATTGTCAAAGGATGCCAGAGCCATCTCGATAGCTCTCCCACCGTTCCACGTCCCGGTTTCCAGAATAGTCTTGGGTTTATAAAAGCGGATCAGATCAGCAAGCTGTTTGTATCTATTGGGAAGAATGTCCGGGGAAGTATCGCTATCAGAGAGAGGGATGATTCTATTGCCGGAACTATCTCTGGAAGCTTGCATGTCCCTGTTCTTTAGATTAATAAGTATCTCTCCAAGATCTTCAACCTCTTGTATGGACATACCGTGAGCATTATAGATAGTAACAAAACGACTAAGAATAAAGGAGCTTCCCCACTCCCTAAAGTTTTGATACTCTCCTGACATGTATGATCCACGCCAGTCTCCCAGTAAATCAACACTGGTTTGTCTACCAATGTTGAATGCCATCAGATGATCATTCTCTGGGATGGAGACAAAATCAACATTACTATCTTCCTGGGGAAAGTATTGATCTAATGTGGTGGTGCGAATATCTTTAAGGTTAAGAGAGAGGGGATCTATCCAGATGAGCCAGCTCCCCTTATTCTCAAAAGCACATTCACTTATAGCAAAGACCTTTGGTGCTGCCGCCAGACCATCGAGAAGATCTGTATATAAAACAGCACCTCCTTCAGTGCCATCATGGCTTTTGTTTTCTGTAATAAATGTTGCATACTCTTCTACCAAAGATAGGTCGTGATACTTAATGTTCTTAGCTTGAGGCAGAGAGTAGTTTGAGATGTCCATATCATAGTAATAACAATGGAACTCAATACTGGGTTGCCAGTTATTCTTAAATTGCTCCAGAAGTCTCGAACCATTCTGCTTTAATGTGTTCTCATCAAAGCAGGTTACTACTTTATATTTCATAAGGTTTTATTTTCCCAAGACCTGCCAGATAGGTATAGTCCCCATTCCACTCCGATGCGTACTGGCCGTCTATGGTTCGCCCACACTTCCACTCCTTAAACCAAGGGCCACCCGTTGTGAAATGTACATTCTTGGCTTCGATACCTTCAGATGAGTGGTTGTCCAACCAGTTCCACTCCTCGTGGATAGGACCAATGTCCGCCTCCTTATCGGGGAGCCAGTTAAAGCCGTGCAGCCACCTGCCTGTTCGGGTATTGATATCCTCAATTGTAAGCTTTTGATTAAGAGGATGTCCGCAATTCCACAAGATAAGGCTCGACCAATTCTTCCTTCGATAGTTTTCCTGTATGCGGCCATCCATCTTCAGACCATCGGTTGGTTCATATTTATGCTTAACACAATAGAGAGGGTAATAGTCCATATTATATTCCTCAAACAGATCATTAATATCTGTCCGAAGATACATATCACAGTCCATATACAAAGCCCATCCTTGATACATGTTCAGGGCTGGCACAAGAAAGCGGGTAAAACTGAACTCACTTGAGAATGGGTGACCGTCAATCTCATCTACGTGTTGACCATTAATTATACTATGCTTCCTCTTATACAGGCCCATTCGCTCAACAACATCCCGGCGAATGGGAACAATCCGTACATTCTCAACAGCGATTCTCTCGATGGTAAACTTTAAAACTTCGTAAGCCACATCCTCCCTGGGATCGTAGCCTATGTAAACTGTATTAGGTTGCTTTTTCATCTGTCTTTTGTTAGCTCCATTTTAGATGCTCGGGAATTCGTAATGTCCAAGCAAGGTTTGCATAAATATATCCCCTCTCTATTATAGAGAATAGGAATAGGTTCTTCTGGCTCGAACCAGCCCATCTTACAAATATAACAATGTGTTTGTTTTGCCATAAGGGCTTTAACTCTATGTGTGATTTAAATTTTTACTGTCGATATATTATACTACAGAAAGTTCCATTCGTCAAGAACTTTTTTATAGACTAAGCTCCGCAAATACCAGCACTGCCACTAATATCACAAATATCGTGAACTTGTATATTATCCTCAAATTCTTCTCCTAGTTTTTCTGTGGCCTCCTCGTAGGAAACAGAGGTAAGGGGTTGTCCTCCTCGACAACCATCAGGAAAACAAGTAAAGCCACGCAAGCGGTGTGCATACTTGGCTAGTGTCTGGGTAAACCTTTCTACCCCATCCTCATTATTATTTTCCGTACCCCACTCTGGTAGGTTAATGGTGGAGGAAATTGCCATGTCCACATACTCTTGAACATTGGCCTGAAAATTAAGCCTACGCTCATAGTCCTTTGCTAGATCCAGGGCTGATTCAATATTGTCTGGTTTAACATTATAAATCTCAATCATTTCTTGTGCCGCACTATCTACCACATACTGATAATGCCATCGTTTGTTTTTAAGATACCTTCTCTTGTAAGCCACAGCAAAGATAGGTTCTATTCCTGTGGAGGTTCCACCCAGAATTCCAATGGTCCCGGTAGGAGCCACGGCCCGGACTGCCACGGGACGGGAGATGGAAAGCTTATCAGAGAAGTGTCTGGCTGTCTTGTCGGACTCAGCCTCGTAAACCTTTAACCATCTGTGTAACTCAGGAGTTGTTTCGTACCTACCTCCTCGCTGAATGAGCCACTCGTGAAGACCCATCAATCCGAGTCCGAGCCGTCTATTCTTTTCACGCACTTTAGATATCTTGTCGTAGGGTAGTTGTGCTCTGAGTGTACCACACAGTAAGAACTTGGTGGCTAGGGCAACAACATCTCGCAACTGAGTAAGATCATCAATTCTAGCAAAGTTAAGGCTACCAAGGTTGCACACATCTGAATCATCCTCAGATGTAACTTCAGTACACGCATTACGAAGCGTCTCGTTTTCCTTTTCAAAAAAGTTAAACGAAAAGCCCGGTTCAGCAGTTCGCAAAGCCTGCTGTACATTAGTTTTAAATACATCCCCCACCTCCCCTGTCTCCCAGTAATTAAGAAGCCATTCGGTGTCATAGTTAAGTGAGATGTTGGTCATGTCCAGGGGAGCAGGAAAATTAAAGTCGTCCTGCTTCACATCAAAGATTGTCTGTCCTGTATTTCCCACCGGCATATTGTGCCAGTTCTTCGATATTAGAAATTGATCTATGTCTGGATGCTTCCAATTCAGGCTGGCATAGATTGCTGACCTGCGAGAACCACCCTGCATTACATGTCTTCCTATCTCATTTATCATTTGCATCTTAGGGATGGGACCGCTGCTAATGCCACCCGTTCCCTTGAGGATTTGTCCCTCCTGTCGATAGGCAGAATAGTCTACGCCTATACCTCCTCCTGTCATTAGACAAGACTCAGCTTCCCAACTGAGCTTGGCCCAGTCTTCCCGATTGTCTTCCTCTGCCTTGAGAAGGTAGCAATTATTAAAGAACTTCTTCTCACGTCCTGCATAATAAAGATACCTCCCCCCAGGTATAAAGCGAAGGTTAGAGATATGATCTATTAATTCTTCCTTCTCGTCTGCGGTGAGATGGCTTTGGCAAACATCATTAACAACGGTACACGATAGCTCGTGAAATGTTTCAGCTCCCTCGTGAGAATACTTTGTGTTAAAAATATCCTCGCTGAACTTGGAGCGAAACTGCGGATTGCGATTTGATTTAAACATTATGTTACCTACTCGTCATAGTAGAGTTCAAGAATTAGCTGGGCGTAATGAATAGCTTTCTCCACATCTTTCTTTCCTTCTCCCTTTTTCCGGTGTCGAGTTATATATTTTACCACGTTTCCCTCAAAGTAATCAAGACCATTCTGGAATATGTATTCAACCGGCTGGATACTACAGTCTTTGTAGTGTTGCCCACCCACTTGCTTCTTCAGGGCATTGTCTTCTTTCATGCGTCGGAGATGGTAATCGTAGGTTCCTTCTCTATTAAACTGTGTGGACACGTCCCAATTCCAGTTGTTCTTCTCTACTACAGCCCCACAGTGTTGGCACTTAAGTGCGGTCCAATCAAAGTGATATATTTGTGAATCTTTATTACATTCGGGACAGGTAATAGTAGCAGAGTAAGAGAAGTCACCCTCATAGTGAGCGCCGCTTTCACAAGACACTGTTGATTTTTCGTCGGACTTCATCGGAATCTCCTGAGTTAATAACATTCAATGTAAAGGTTCTAACCATCACTGGTTCAAGCCCTGCCATTGCACAAATGTCTTCAAAGTTTTCACAGGTCACACCAATAGGCGTGAAGACCCAAGCATGAGCCTGATTTCTGTGTAATTTTATACTACTATGCTCTTGAATATTTTCAGGTTTGATTAGATCAAGGATAGCCTGAAAGATTACTGCCGTGTAGAGCTTCTTAATAGGATCTCTTCGAGATCGCTCCACAAGGAGTTCAAAGTCTAAATCATTTAAGCTCAATTGGCTCTTGAACAGGTCTGTAAAACTTACCACCTATATAATTATTATAGTAAGCAGGCTCGTCTGTTCCCTCTAGTTTTGCGGTTAAGGTGTGATTAATCATTTGATAATAACATTCGTAGTAGCGTAGGCTCCGTTTATTTTTATACTCTCCTATAACCTGAAACTGGAAGTGTTTCTTTCCCAGATTTTTAATCTCCTCATTAAGATCCTTGCTTGATCCGGTATAAGTTCTCCAGTCGGACTCAACCGTCTTTTTGTTTTTCTTAACAAAGTATTGCTTACATCCTATGTAGGCTTTCCTGGTTTCTTTTTGGGTTATTAGATAGACAAACCCAAAATTATTTTCAGTATCAAGTTTCTGATGATACTCCCAATGCATTACCAGTTTACTACCTCTTCAACGTCGGGTTCTTTACCAACCTGTGTGAGGAATCTCTTACCTTTTGCATACTGGAATACACGAAGACCTTGACCTTGATTAACATCCGCCCAACATTCTCTTTTATGCCCACAATAAACACAGCCAACAGCAAGCTTATGATTGCCAGACTTCCCATCAGGCACAGTATCATAGCACCTATCAGGTATCCTGCTGCTTGTAACCATTCCTTTGAGGAATGCCACCCTTTGTTTAGCATTGATCATATCCATATGATGTACGGGAGTTAGGCATATTTCTCCTGTTGATTTGTTTATAACAAGAAAAGCGGCCCTGTCAACTCCGTTGGCATGGGCATAGGCTGATATCTGTGCGATGTATCCGAAGGGATCATCCTCTGCAAGCTTGTTGTATCTGAACTTGTCGAAGCCGGGACCACTGGCAGACTTACAATCAACCAGAACACCATCAATCATAGCGTCCTGATGACCAATAACCCCTTCTACCTCGACCTCTTTTTGCTGATCAGTAACCATGTGACCTGAGATGGAAGCGCAAAGAAGAAGTAGCTCTTCTAAGATATACCCGTATAAAAACTTTATCCGAGTAGAGGGTTGAAGCTGAACATCGTTCAATGGTTTGTTAAGAGCATACCAAAGTTGTCTGTCTGGTTTGCCAATGGAAGATAGACGTAGATTAGTACGATCTCTGGGCTTTTCATATAAGAATTCTTTGATGTGAACCTTGAGCATATCACCAAAGTTATCTATATATTTGTCTACTTCCTCTTCGGCCATTCCAATAGGCTCAAGAGTGAAGAGCCCATAAATATCTTCTACTAATGTTTCTACTTTTTTCATATAAATAAAGAGGGTGCCACAATTTGTGACACCCTCTCTCCTTTCGGGTTATTAAAAGGGCGCATCCTGCTCTTGGATATAACCTCCTTCTACTGGTTCAAAGTCACGGTCATCTTGGGTGTACTCGATAAAGTCCACCACCTGTACTGCTGATAGGTCAGCAGATATTCCGGTCTTCCCAGCGTAGCTCCAATCAAATGGAATTGCCTTGACATTTACTGTGCTACCATTGGCAATTAGTTTACCATTCCAAGGATTGTTTTGAGAATCCTTTACAAAAGGAGCAGCTCGCTGACTTCCATCCTTACGTAAAACCTTACGCTTGACGGTAACAAAATCACCACGCTCGTCATCCTTATTATTAATGGCAAGACCTGCGGCCTCAATGACAGGTCGGTTGTTATCATCTACCTCAATCTGAATTGACCAAACCGGCTCGAACTTTGTATTAGGTTCGGTGATTGAAGCATAGTGGCACTTACCAGAAATATAAATCGGATCGTTCATTTAATTCTCCTTTAAAACGCTGCACCATTGCAGCCATGAGTGGGGAGCATTCCCCGTGTTGTCTACTACTACCTAAGCAACGAGTGAACTCTAACACACCCGTGTTCAAGAGTCAAGAACTTTAATGTGTCTCGGCCCAATTATTTCCAACCTTGTGGCTGGAGTCAAGATCGCACTTGAAGTTTAATATCCTTTGTGTCTGATGTATAGCCTCCTTTGTTATCTTGCCGAAGGATTCAATGTCAGGCTTGGCTACCTCGAACTGATACTCGTCATGTACTGAGGCTACTAGTTTGGCATCAAGCCCTGATCTTCGTATCCTCTTATCCATTTCTACAAGCCATTGTTTACAAACCACAGCCCCGGCTCCTTGGATTAGGGTATTTAACGCAGCATGATCGGACCTGATGTGTAACCTTCGACCATCTAGACCTACGATCATACCACTCTAGGCTGCTTCCTGTATGTTAGTTCGGAGTGTCTTCAGGGATGGAATATT